TGATGTCTTGCATGGCTTGTTTTTCATTTGTGTATTTTTTCATTTTGTCAATTAGTTGTTGCAATCCAATTTTTGTGTATTTCTGTCTTTTTTCTTTTTTGTAGTTCAACCATAGTTCCAAAGGTTTAACCAAATGCGATGGAACATCGCCCATCGGGATGGCTTTTTCCCTTTTCTTTTTTATATCATTATCATTATCATTATCATTATCGGCATTTTTGGTATGATTTGGTATGCGGTCGCATGCGGTCGCATCCCATCGCATCTTTGCATTTTCTGAATTTCTTTTGCGAATTGAATCATATTTCATCAAATCCCTTTTTAATTGTTGTTTGATAGGCTCAAATGCAATGTTGGTGATTACATTGTCGGTTGATGGATTTTGATCATTGACATATTGCAAAATATGTTTGAATAGGTTGCCGGCTTGTTCGTCGCTTAATTGCTGAATTGTATGAATGATATCACAATACAACAAAAATGATTTCTTATTTTCCGCCATGATTATAAATCCAATGGAATATATTGATTGCCATCATGCCATTCGCAAATGATTTTTCCGGTCATGGCTTCGCGAATCTCTTTCATTGACTTAAAGATTGGCCCTGATTCATCATGCATAAAGACATAAATCACAACACCTCGATTGGCAAATAATTCTTCGAATAAACTATAATTGATAAGATCATCAACCTTTATTTTGTTTGAACCCTTGACATGATAATATCGCGGAATGTATGGTGTTTTTCTTTTGTCCAACCAAAAATAATCCGGCAATGATCGAACCAGTGGGTGAACTTTCCAAAACCCATCAATATTGTTGTTTTTTTCATCAAACCCCAATCGCTTCATGTCCCGCCCTAATTTAGTCATATATTCAACAAATAATTGTTCCGCAATATTTGGCACTGAATTTCTTTCCTGATAATTATTATTTGCATTCATCGGTATTAATATTTAGTTGTGTTAGGACATTTTTATGCATCGCCTTGGCTGATTTGTTATACAACAACCAATCTTCAAATGCACCGCATGCATGGATGATGGTCGAATGATCGCGGCCCATCTTTTTGCCAATTTCTTTGAATGTAAAATTGAATTGTTTGCGCAAAACATAGCAATATAAATGGCGCATCATTATGGTGTCACCATCGCGCATCCGCCCCAATATGCGGGCCGGTGTCATCGAACCAACTTCACAAATAACTTGCAACACTCGATTCAACAAATCCATGCGGGATGCAAAGATATTTTCCTTATTGATTGCCTGATCAACATATTTCGACCGGAATACAACTTTGGGTTTGATTATTTCAGTTTTAAGGACTGCAATTTCCCTTTCATATTGTTCGCGGATCTTGATGATTTCATTTTCTAATCTTTGAATTTTACTTTTTTGTTTTATATATTCCGGGAAATAATCTTTTAATTCGGTCATCAGTTGTTTCATTGTTTAATATTGTGTTTTTACCATCATAATGCACTATGCGGAATGTCATCAGTTCAAATGGTTTGATTGTGTCCAGCGCATTCATTAATTGTTTGTTTGTGATTGTTTCTTGATCCTTGAACAATTCCGCAATCATTTCGGTTGGTGTTTTGTCCATCTTCATTTTCTTTCCTGATAAAAATATCGCATGTAATTTGGAAATGCATCAAACATCAAATCATTCCATGAATGGCGCAATGCGACAATTTCGGTTTCCATTAATTCGATGGCTTTTTCCCGATGTTTCTTAGTGATTTCGATCAATGGCAAAATGGATGAATCTTTCTTTGCGAATGGTTCCAACATTTCCAATTGCTTATCAAAATAACTGACAAACTCATGCATGGGTGTTTTTGGCTTGTTACTTGCTCTCATTTGCATCTTCTTTTCCGGTTTGATATCCAACGATAAATGCGACCATTATCATGGCGCAAATCACAAATAATTCAAGAACATTCACCATCATTCCAATATTCGGTTAAACAATTTTGAGAATAGCCCATCGCAAGCGCAATTGATTTCACTGTCATCATAAATTCATGAATATCGGCCGGATGACCGGTTTCGATGGAAATTATTTCTTCCCAATGTTCCACAGTGATTTTGAATTTTATTGGATTAGTTGTCATAATTCGACCCCCTCCATTTGATAAATGCGCTTTGCATTTGCGAATCCGGCATTGTATGCCATTTGATTGTCGATTTTTTCAGCCATCACCCATCTTTCAATTTCGGTTTGTGATGGCACTGCATCCGGATGGTTTAATTTCAACCATGCGATAAGGTTTTCAATTGGTGTTTTCATTTGTCTTTTTTAATTGATTTTCAATATTCCATTTTATTATTTCTAAACCTCTTTTATAACCTTCCGCATAACCTTCGGCATAACTCATTTCCTTCCCTGCAATTTCCATTTCTTTGGCTTGTTGATATGCTTTTGTTAGTTCTTCTGCATATTCAATTGGAGAAAGTTTGCCTAACCTTACTTCGATTTCTAGAACATCCCTTCTAACCGAAAACCAATCCACTGCTGTTTGTTGTTTATTATTTTTCATTTGTTTCTATATGATTGTGCGTTAATTGACATACCCAAGCGTTTTCAAGTTCGTAAATTCCACAATGCAATAAAGCACTATCGTAATCGTTGAATACTTTAACATTGCCATGAACATCTAAAAAGAATTTTTTGTTGATAATATCTACGATTATATATTGGTCGTTCATTGCTCACCTCCTCCGTTGATTACTATTGTAGTATTGCTTTAACGATTCCAATTTTTTTAGAACTTCCTCCAACGAATCATTCCAAATTTGTACATGTTGCTCCTTCTCCATTTCTTTGGCTTGTTCCAAAAGGATTTCGTGTTTGTATTTCACTTGGTATGTTGTTTTATCAACAATGATAATTCGGTGTTCAATCAATTGGTCAAGAAACCATTGAACGCTTCCCTTACTCATTGCTCACCTCCTCCGTAGGTTTCGTTGTAGTATTGTTGAACTATGTCATCATCGTCCGTTTCCAAGCGCATGGGATTTTCCGAAGCGATTTTATTCATCCATTTTAATAATCCAATCATTCGATCCTTCTCCATTTCTTTGGCTTGTTCAATACTTTTTCTTTTATCTTTTGTCACAAAATAAACATCATTATGGAGATGCAGATTTTGAACTAACCACTCCACTGCCGTCTGTTGTTTATTGTTTGTCATTGCTCATGTAAATTTCAACTTTCAAATAATTGATCAGGAATGCGAAAACCTGATTGTCAATCCATCCGCATTTTAAGGCCCTTTCCGCCCATTGCAATCGCTTTTGCATGTCGATATGCTTTGCATGACTTTCGATGCCATCAATGTCGCTTAATGCGACCCATTGCGAATAAATGTTGTTATCCATGGTGATTTGACCGGACTTCCTGATCAGGCCATCGGATTCCAATGATGACAATGAAGATGTCACCGATTGGTGTGATCCGCATTCCAATATCAATGATCGGGTTGAAATCGATGGCGCATTCTTTATTTTCCAATAAATTTCGGCGCGCATGTTTGCGATGTGACCTTCGTCGATACCTCGAAGAAATGTCAAAATTTTAGGGGTGTTATTTTTCATCTTATAGGTTGTTATTTTTTTGCTGAAATCAACTTATAAGTTGATTTTTCGGCCCTGACTTGCCTTTTATACAATTTATCCCATTCCCGCTTTTTGGTTTGCTTTGCTTTGAACACCGACAATTCCGATTGTAAATTGGTGTTTTGTTCAATCAAATCATTGTGCGAATTCACCCATGTATTCAGGATGTCGCATTTTTGGTTCAATTTACTTTTGATATCCAGCGCATTCAATTCCGCTTCGGTGCATGCCTTGGTCAATCGAAATACTTGCTTTGTCAATCCCCTAACTTGGGCGCGACTTGCATTGTAGGCCAATGCAGTCACAATGAATGACATGAAAGATACAAATGCCGCTAAATTTATCATGACCGACATCCCTTTCCTTTGTAAAATTTGTGTTGATAAATGGTTTGGGTGTATTCGTCGAATGTCGGCAAATACTTGTCTTTCTCGAACTCATAGGGTTTTGCTTCGGGCATTTGATCAATGTCCTTTGAATACTGCTTGAATTTCCACACAATAAACATCGCCGCAATGGCAATGGGTGTGATGATGATTAGGTAGATTAAATCCATATTTGTGTTTTTTAGTTGTTTAGTGATTAATTAGGGGGCGATTAAGCCCCCATAATGTTAATTGAACTTGTGATTGCGATGGCATTGCCAAATGTATACCGGTGATGTGTTTTTGTACCGGTTTTGTGAAAGTGATAAAATCGGGTTGTAAATGTGTCGATGCCTTGCATGTTTTTGAAATAATACATTGTCCTTACTACAAAAGTTTTTTCATTTACTTGACAAACAATTGCTTCATCATTTATTCCTTTATTGTCAAAAATAATGATGTCGCCGATTTTTACATTGTTGAATTGTGTGTTTTTCATTTGTGTTTTTCTTATTTGTTGATGCAATGTTAAAAGGGATTTTTACACAATGCAACATTTATTGATAAATATTTCAAATTTATGACAATTTTATGACAAAAAAAGGGGCCACCCCCTAATGATGACCCCTTCGAACAAATGAAAAACAACAAATACTACGATGAACTCGCGCAAAATTACAAATAAAATTTGCAAACAAATGTTGCATTCTTATCTTTGCCATCCCTATGGAAAACAATGAAATAACTATCGCCCCGCAAAACACCGGTGAATCCGGCCAAGTTTTTGCCCCCGCGCAATTTGAACATGCGCAAAGAATCGCCAAATTATTGTCATCATCTGACCTTGTTCCCAACCAATACAAAGGGAATATCGCCAATACTATGGTGGCCCTTGAAATGGCATTTCGAATGAATGCATCGCCTTTGATGGTCATGCAAAACCTTCACATCATCCATAGTCGCCCATCTTGGGCATCATCTTTCATTATCGCATCAATTAATTCATGCGGGAAATTTGGAACCCTCCGATTCAAATCGGATGACAAATCATGTCGGGCCATTGCAACTGATCGCAGCACTGGTGAAATAATCGAAGGACCATTGGTGACAATGGAAATGGCAAAACAAGAAGGATGGATTGATAAGGCCGGATCCAAATGGAAAACCATGCCGGAATTGATGCTAAAATATAGGGCTGCGGCCTTTTTTGGTCGCCTCTATTGCCCCGAAATCATGATGGGGTTATATAGTGCCGATGAAACCATTGATATTGTCGCAAATCAATCGAAATGATTATTTGATCAATAAATCTTTTGAATCAATAAGAGTGTATGAAAAGCGGTTGCCATGATAGGCGGCCGCTTTTTTCATTAATATCATAAATTTGTTAAAATCTTGGGTCCGCTTGAATACCTGACAACCTTCCGACCAATTGTTGACCAATGCCGAATCAATACCGGCTTTGTGAATGTTGATTCCGAAAATTCCGGTTTGGGTGTTTTGCTCATTATAAATTCCATCTTTGATGTCATCGCGATATACTGTGATTGGCCCGCATTGTTTTAATGCTTCATATTTGCCTTGATGCAATCCGATTGCATGGGACCCGCGATATTGCCCCGCCTTAACCCTTGCAGTTCCCGCGCCATTGTCGGTTGTGCATGCCCATTCGCTGATCATCCAATTGTCCTTTTCTTTGTAGGCAACAACCATTTTATCATCAAATTGATTTGTGACCCGCTGGCCGGTTGCTGAATTCCTGATGCCAATGATGTTGACATTATAGTCACCATTTTCAAAGAATTTGTGACCTAATTTGGCCATTGTGGCTTTTAATACTGCAATTGTGATCATGTCAATTTGTTTTGTAGGTATGCGCTGCAATTCGACCGCTTTGATCTTCATCGCGATATGGTTTTAATTCCAACCATCGACCGCCCAATGGCTTCGGTGGCGCGCCTCTTTCAATATGCCATCCCTTTGATCCATCTTGATATTCTTCTTTGTATGCTGGTGTTCTAATCATCAGGACATCGCGCAAAACAATTGTGTCCTTTTGGGTCAATCTTTCCATTGTGTAGGTCATTTCCATTGATTCATGGACATGGCCCATCCAAATTGCATCGGCCCCTTCAATCATTGTCATCATCCGGTTGAATTGGATTGAACCTTTTGTCACAACACCGCCACCACCTGATCCATGGAAATATTTGATTTTGAATGGTGTTGATGCGCGATCGCCGCGCCTCATGCGATAAATAATCCATCCACCATACCCACCAATTTCAATTGATGATTTTGTGTTGGCATTTAGCAATGTCACCAATCTTTCAATCAAATCGGTTTCACAATGTTTCAATATGCTGGTTTCATGATTGCCATACCCGATTACTTTGATGTTCTGCGCATATGGCGCAAACCATTCGGCCGCGGTTTCAACCAAGGAATCAAGATATTTGGCATTGTTGTGTTCCGGCCTGATGTCTGATTTGCTTCGACGGCCATCATATTTCCCTTGCATGCAGCAAAATAGGTCGCCATTGATTAGGATGTCATGACCTCCGGCCACCGCTTCATCCAAATGCCTTTTCAATAATTGGCGATCACAATGCGGATTGTCCCAATGCAAATCACTAATTAACAAAATGCGCCGATGCTTGAAATCGCAATTGATTTCAATGATGGCTTTTTGTTTCATAAGGGATTAATGAAAGAAGTTGGTAAGGAATTTTCCGACAATACCGGCGATTTGTGTGATCAACATCACTTTTGGGTTGTCGCCGAATTGTGTTGAAACAATCGCGGATCCAACCAATAATGCATCACCCACTTTGCGGAATTTTGCCGGTGTTGGTTTGTAATAACCTTTCGGACTGAATTTTGTTGGTTTTTTGTAAATGCTCATGATATTGTTTTTTAACCTTGACCGACATTCGGTTTCGATGATTTGTGTTTATTTATATGCTTTGTATGACGGCGCAATTTCTTTCGCGGTTTCGCTTTGAATGTACCGGATGTTGTTGCCTTAACCTTTGCCATCTATTTTGTCAATTTTTTTAGCCCAATAAATAATCGCCAAAATGCCCGATATAATACCAAGCAACCCCACACCAAAGGTAACCAAAGGTTGATAAATTTGCGCAAAAGTGATGACGGCACTTGATCCGCTGATTCCGGTTGCGATTGCCGCGGTTGTGTCATTTTGAAGATGTTTCATTATTTGATTGGTTCAATTGGTTCCGGTAATTTACAAAATTCAGATTCAGGATATTTCTCACAAAAACTTTTCAGGTACAAACTTTCATCCCCTGAAAAAGTATGAATCCCGCAAGGATTTGGATAAACCGCGAACGGCTCAAACTCTTTCGGCACTTCTGCATAAAATAAAATATCAACCGCCCATTTGTCGGATAAAACTGCCTTTGTTTTTACTTCCATTCCATCGAGGACGGCGGGGGTAATTACAATAAATCCCAATTCAACAACCGCGCAATCAACCCAACTTTGCACTGTTGCCCCGTCGGGTGTGGTTGTAGTTGTTTCTATTAACTTGCGAAGGGTTGCCCATTGTGTAGGGGTGAACTCGTATTTAGCGAAGGTTTTCATAAGGTTGTAAAGGATGCAAGTTCTGCGTTTGTTAGGCGGGTTGGGAATATGACGGCTTCGTTAAAACTTGCCGATTGCTGAAAGGCAAAATACGCAGTCACAGAATTTAAATAAATTTGGCTAATTGTAGGCAAAGTAAATGTGCTTCCGCTATCGCTACCAATCTGAACCCCGTTCACAAATAAAGAAGTAGAACCGCTTTTATAAGCGTAAGCGATTTTTGTTCTTTGACCTATTGGCATTGAACCTCCATTAAATACAGCCTTTACGCTTCCATCCCAAACTGCTGCCCCGACACTTCCGCTTGCATTTCTAATAATTACAACAGACCCTGATGTACTTTGGTCAAATGAAATAATATTACCTGATTGCGCGTCGCTTCCGTTGTATACCAAATCCACAAACAAAGTACCTTGCGTCTGCCCAATCAAACTACTTATCCCCGTCTTACTACAAGCATCCGCCACCCTTGTGGCACTTGCTGATGTGGTACTTATATAACTCGTTGCATAACTTCCCATTTCCTTAGTTGTTTAAGTATGACCATTTTTTGTTTGCTGACTTGTTGCCGTTCTTGATTGCAAGACGCACGGCGTGTGAACTTAATCCGTGGGCGTACGCTGCCGATTTTGCAGTTTCGTATACATTCCCAATTTCGTCAATTACTGGTTTCATTTTGTGTTGTTTTGCCTCACGGTCTTTTTGTAGTGTTTCAATCGTGCGTTTTTTTATTTCCTTTGGGTAGCGGTTCAATGCTCTTGAATGTTTGATATTCTCGCTATGGGTACACCATTCTAAATTTGCAACTTCATTATTCAATCGGTTGCAATCTTTGTGGTTTACTTCTGCTTTGTTCTCTGGATTCTCAATAAACGCTTTTGCAACTAATCTATGCGCCAATTCGTATTTGCGTTTGTAATTACCCAAATACATTGAATACTGCACATAACCGCAATTACCCACTAATCCTTTCAATATGCAATTACCTTTTCTCAATTTTCCCGTGTTACTTATTTCGTATTTTTCGTTTACAAATTTCCATATTTCCATAGTACAAATATACGCTATTTCGTTGGTATAATTATACTACATTATTCTAATTGTGCGCCCCATAAATAAATTCCGCTTGTACCATTGCCAACAAATTGACCACCATTATCCGCATTTCTTACTGATACAAGCACATAACTACCTGAAGAAACTAAGGTAAATGTAACAATGCACCGATACCACCCATTGCCAACGCTTTGAATGGATGCCGTTGCACCACTTCCCGTTACTCCAACAACGCCCGTATTGACATTAAAATAAGCATAAGCACTGGTAACCCCCAAATCAAGAACCAACCAATCATACCCGCTTGATTTAGCATAACAACTTATTGTATTTGCTCCCGCCGAAAATGTAATTGCTTGCAACGCATAATGAAAGCCGTTTGAAGTAGTTGGGATTAAATTATCGGCATTTTGCGTTCCGTCGGGTGATGTTGTTACATTTGAACCAATTGTTAAAGTATCTTTTGACCAAGCCCCATTTGTAAAATCTTCACTCCACAAAATTAAATTCGTCGACTGCTTCTCCAACAACAAACTTGGACACCCGCCCCCGCCATTTTGATAAGTTAATCTTGGAACATTTAATCTGTCGGTAGTGGGGAAATAGGGTTTGGCGGTTGAGCCGATGTTGACTTGACCTCCCCAAACATATATAGTTCGTGCAGTTGCTGATTGCAAAGTGCTTAATGCAAGGCCTTGAACAGCCGTACCGCTTGTTGTAGTTGTGGTTGTAATTCTTTGCCATTCTCCCGTCAAAGTAATTAATGGCTCTGTAATTGCTTGAGTATTGTCTATCGAAATAGTTTGCCCCGCCGTTCCTTTGACATAAATCGAAGCGGTTGCTTGTCCAATAAAAGAAGTTTGCTGGTAAAAATAATTTCCGCTTCCTGCAAAAACAACCTTATCAGCCGTCAAAGTTCCATTGGGGGCGGTTGCATCATTTGCGGTAATTATTGCTCCCGATTTTATCCAAGCCCCATTATCAATTTGTTCGCTATACTCCACCATATTCCACGGCGTAACCTCCACCAACCCCGCACTATTTATTCGGGTTCCGTTGGATGCTCGGGTGAATGATAAATCCCCGCTTCCGTCGGTTGGGACTGCTGAATATACAACATCTTCTTTGTACCCGCTTGGTATCATTACCAAACTCGCACTATTTAATAAGTCGCTCATTTTATAAGTTGTTTAATTTGTTCAACAAACATGAAATGCCCTCATAATATCCGCCGTCGGCGGTGATGCGCGCTTTGTAAGCCAATACAATGGACCAACCTTGGCCCCTATAATTCGCCCCGCCTCGCGTGCCAATTCCGAGTGTTTGCGATGTTAACATGATATTTGATTAATAACCAATAACCGATCCTGATGAAATAACAAATCCAACAATTTTGAAACCTTTTCCGGCGGGCAAATATGCGCCTTGTTGAAAAGTGATCGATGACATCCCGCGCGCACTCAAAACATTGGTGCCGCTTGATTCATTGTCGCCTTGAACCGAAAATGAAGTAAAAATTGTGTCCTCTTGTGGGACGATTGCGTCATAGGAAACACCGGTCACTGTTGCGGCCCCATGTCTTTTGAATCCTTGTGAACCCGCGATGATATCTGCGCTTGCTTGTGCCATAATGGTTCAAAAATAATCGCATGACATTAAACATTTGCAACATTTATGGCGCGGTGGCGATAATATACCATGCCGACCCATCACAAATAATTGTTTTTGATGCATAATTTGTATTGATGTCTAAATGATCGGATCCATTGATTGTTTGTCCGGCATATGCATTTATCACCGCGGTGTGCGCTGATCCCAACTTCACAAAATAATATCTTTTGCCTTTTTGTTCGGCAACCGCTGGCAAATTGATTGTGATTGTTCCGGTCGATGCATTCAACAAATGACCTTCGAATGCCAAATCCAATGAATGTACACCGGCGGTGTATGTCTTGAATGTCCCATGTTCCTGAACCAACCAAGTCACCAAATCGGTGGAATCGGTATATTTCAACATCACTTCCCATTGTGTTGTTTGTGTGGGTTGTGTTGTTGGTGCCTGATCAGCATAATTGACCAAATGTTCCAACACCTGATTTGGGACATCCGAAATCGAACCATTCAAATTTGCAATTGCGGTTTCGGTATAATTTAAGCGATCACCCAAATTGCCGGTTGTCGATTGGTTAACTCTTAACCCTTCACCGGATGATGTCGAATTGGTATAAACCGGTGAAATTGCCAACCATTCGCCATCCCATTGTTCGGACCTTGCATCGAATCGAACACCATTCAAAACCCATGCATAATTATCAAAATACAAAGATTTGATTGATGTCAATGTACCTGAATCAACCCAATTGCCCCGAATAACCGGCAAAAAATCAGCATAAACCGATGCCATTTGCAATCCCAACATTTTTGTAATTGTTCCATGGGTGATGGAATCCCATCCGCCATACCAATCCGATGCCAACACATCGATTGTCCCATTGTTGACCAACCAATTTCCAAGGCCATATGGCAATGCATCGGTATAATATACCGGATCCAATATGACCGGTGATGAATTCACCAAATTGGCGGTGGCTGCGGTTGTTATTTCAGTTATATCAAAAGTATAATCCGCATTTTTGTATGGCGATGCATCGGCAAATGAAACCTGAATTGATCCCCAAAAATCCTTGACATCCGAATTTCCATTTTTCCATTTGCCACCGGTTGAATAAGGCAACACAATTCCATGGACAACCAATTCAATGCGCATTTCGGTAAATCCGGCCGGCGCGGTTGTGCATGTCAATTCAAATTCCGATGTGATCCAACCACCTTTGATATTGTTGGTTGGCATTCGATACAATTTGTTTGATGCGGTTCCATTGATCCAATATCCATTGTTGTCCAATATTTTTTGACCTCCGGCCCCATCTAACAATTTAATTTTATAATAAAGATCGGTTGCATCTTCAACATATGTCACACCGGCATCAATGATGCTTCTTTTCAATGACTTTGCCATGAAGCGAATGCGCATCGGCGCATCATCCGGTGTTGATCCGGTTGGGACATCATAAACCCGCAATTCCAAAATTGATGAAGCGCGGTCCGAATACCCCCGCAATTTCTTTGCAAGGTTTTGTCGCTTTGTGTTAACTGTGACCGATTGGGCCGCTGGCTGATAATACAAAGAAGGTTTTGCCATCCACAATGGGCGAACATCATTGCCAATTGTTTGGCGGTGTGTGTAGGTTGTTGTTCCTATATATTGCGCGGTGTATGAATACCGCCTTAAATTGATTGTGGTGGCACTATTGTATGCGGTTGGTGGTATAACATAGTATGCACCAAGTTCGTGGATTAGGCGCGCCCCAAACATCAACAATACATTTTCCAATGCTTGTTTGCATGATAGGTAGTTTGGTTCAACCAACCATCCGACCGCATCAACCACTTTAACATCACTAAATGGATCAAAACTTTGTAAAAAGGTGTATTCATCCACTTTGTACATGTCCAATCCCAATCGGGATGCATGCGATTCGCGCAATAAAACACCTTCATATATATATTCGGTCGATGTTCCATTAATGCCCCAATATTCCCACAAATCAAATGATTCTAAACACCGGCGAACCAATTGTGAAATGGTAATTTTGCCATCGGTAAACCATGCTGATTTCACCTTGAATCCATCCATCAATTCCAAACCATCAACCGCCACCAATTCAATGATGGGTTTTGATTCGATTGATTCCCGCAATCGGGTCATTTGGTCCGCCAATACTCGACCAACATACCACATGACATCATTGCGATAAATTATCATCGCCCATGCGGTTTCCGCCATGGTTTGAATTGCAATGAAATCATCCAAGGTTGTTTGATCAGGCATCACCCATTGCGCGGTTGCGCGGGATGATCTGACAAAATTTTCATATACTGAATCGCCTTCGCCTTGCCTTTCAATGCTGAAACCATTGCCGGCCAATTTTAATTCGGTGGATGAATTAAGCGATTGTAATTTAGTTAAAAGGCATGATGATCCTTCTTGGTAACCTCCGGCGGCCAATACTCTTGCCGCATATAATCGCGCGGTGATTTCGGGTGTTGTTCCTGATGGATCATCCCATAATTCAATGCGATAAGTTACATTTTGAATACTTTTGAAGGAACCGACATATTTTCTCATTACCCGCGCTTTGAATCTTTATTGTATCTTTCTAAAACAATCGCCAAATCGCGACCCTGAATTGTTGTGGATGCTATAAATCCGCCGGATGATTGTTCGGGTTTCATTAGTGTTTTTAATTTGTCTAATGGCGCAATAACTTCGGGGTTTGACCTTGCATTTGGATATTCACCCATCAATCCCAATGTCGGCCCGCTGACAATACCACCATCGGCAAATGCTGGCACTGATGGACCGGCTTTCAATTGTGATGAAACCGCGGTTCCCAATGCGACCATTGCAATACCGGCGGCAACCGCGGCGGCGGGATTGGCAAATGCAAGTCGGAATTTTTCGACGGCAATACCATATGCAATCAATTGTTTTCCGACTGTTTTAATAAATGAAGCAATTGACCCCAAAACTACTTTTGCAAAATCTTCAATAGGGTTTCCTTGACCTGACAATGCATTTCCTAATGCCTCGCCCAATCCAATTGCCAAATCTTCACCAAGGGTTTCAACTGACTTTGCAATGTCTGCATTCAATTGGTCCATGTCTTGAACAATCTGCGATCGGCTTTTATCGCTTATTTTGTATGTCAATTCTAATGTCGGGGCTTTTGCCGTTCCCGCCATCATATTGGCCATGGTAAATTGTTGGGATTCTCTTTTTGCCTTTTCGCCTAATTTATATCTTTGCGCCTCCAACCAATCAATCAAATCCTTTTCGGATTTCTTGGTTTTTTCTGCTAATCTTTCAATTTGCTTGGCTTCACTTTCTTTTGCCTTGGCATTTGAATTTGAAACCTTTTCGGATTCTTTGCGCGATTTTGTTTCTAAATCGGTAAATTGTGCAACTTCTTTTGCGGCATTTTTAAATGCCTCGGTGTATAATTTTGTTTTTTGTTCCGCTTCGGTAATGGCATCATTTGATTCATTCACTGTGGCAATATATCCGGGCAAAAACTTTTCCCGCATTTGACCCAATAATGATGCACCTTCGGTTCGAATTTTATTTAATTTATCAATTTTATCCATTTCAATTTCAGCAATTTTTGCCGCCGCTTGATCGGCAATTGCTTTTTGAATTGTTAAATTGATATTTTGTTGTACTCTTTTGTTTAATTCATTTAATGAATCGGCATTCCTAATGTTAATTCCATCGACTGCAATTCCAAGGTCCTCCAATTGTTTTAATGCGCCCAATCTAACCCTTTCGGATTGGTTGGTGTCATTAACAATTGACAAATATTCATTCAACAAAATTGAATGGCCCTTTGCGCTTTCGGCGGCTTTTATTAATTCATGATTGACTTCACTTTGTATTTGTTCGGTTTGCGAAATGCTTTTATTATATGCATAAACCGCACCGGCGGTTGCTGCAATTGCCACCGCTGCCAACACCCATGGATTTGTCAAAAACTTTGTCAAACCTCCAAATTGTTCTTGCAAATCCTTTACTTGCATAATCGCCGCACTAAAATTCAATGCAGCATTCAATGCCATCAGGGTGTTTCGCAATGCTTTGTTGTCATCGGCCATGATTCCAATGACCGATGAAACCGCACTGAATGATGTTGCCAATCCATTCAATGCCGCGCGGGTTCCACCCAATGTTTGATTGGTAACCCCTAATTGTTGGGTAAATGCTTGTTTTTTGGCGGTCAATTCTTGGGTGTCCCTTGCAACCTCTTTGATTGCCACCTTTGTTTTTTCAATTTCCGCTTTGACCGCTTTTTGACCGCGAACATCGCTTTTCGACATTGTGTCGCGCCTTTCCCGCAATTTTTCCAATTCCGCTTGAAATTCGCGGGTGATGGCTTTTTGTTCGTCAATGGTTGCGCTGACTTGCTTAATTTTTTGGCGCAATTGGCCGGATCCCAATGATTGTTCAATCGCAGTTCCGGCGGCATCGGCTGATTGGCCCATTCGCTTTGCGCTGGCATCCATTGTGTCGGCTGCCTTTTTTATATTGCGATTGAATGCATCGGTGATGGCATTCAGAACGATATTGATTGAACTTAATGCCATTATTTGTTATAATTAATGATATAATCTTGGGCAATATGATAAACACCGGCAAATGCCGCATTGTCATCAGTCAAATGCACTTCGGCATCAAATTCGCATGTTTGAACAAATACCGAATTAAATGTCGCCGGCAATGTCAATTGCATTGCATTTCTAACAAGATCAGCAACCTGAACTGCACTTTGATAGGATGTTCCAAATGAATTGATCTGAACCCTTGCAAAATCACTTTTCGATGTTCCTGATTTGGATGGATGCGGGATCACCGAAACCAATTGATAAGAAATCGCCGGAAATGATGATTCTTGTGGAATCCTTAATGGATTGATTCGGGTTGAAACAACCGCCGTCAATGCTGCATTATTGGATAAAATATTATAAACTGCATTTATTGCTTTCATGCTTCGGCTGGCGGGGTTAACTTCGCAAATATATCCGCATATTGAGTAATTTTTGCAACAATATCATCAGGTTCAATGATTTCCCATGGGAATGCCATCAACTTGTTTGGGGCGATGGGTTTTTTCAAATGCGGTGATATAATTGTTGCCGCCATCCATCGGGTCATTTCCCAATCATTTTTGAATTGTTGTTGTTGCGCTTGGCGCATTCCAAACAATCGATGCCTAAAATAAATGGGTGTGCAATTATTGAATGAATCTTCATCCATCCCCATTTCCCCAAATGCCAATTCCTTGATGCGGTCAAAAGTTAGGGGATCGGATTTGCCGCCTTCTACTTTCCCGACAATTCTTCGCTGCCCTTTTTTGGTTTGAAGAAATCTTCGATTGCCTTTGTGAATGCAATGATTGCTGGTTCAACATCGGAAAATGAATCAATCGCATCCGCAAAATCATCAATATCAACAAATGGAAATTTTTCACCTGATTTGCGATATCCTGACTTAATTCCATAATATGCGCAGCATCGAGCAAATGCCAATGATTTTGCAATATTTTGTGAATTTAATGAATCACCCAATTCCGAAAAATCGGCCATGTTCAATTCGGCCATTACTGATTCAATGGCGCGCATGTTAAAAATAAGGGGATGACATGCACCCCCTATTTCAATTTTGTTTTCCATGCCTCAAATATAGGCAAATTAATTAAGCAATGACAGAAACAGTCAATGCGCCGGTTCCTTGAATCGATGCAGTGAATGTTGAAACCGCATTTTGTGGTGCAGTTAATTTCAAATCATTAAAAAATGCTGATCCGCTCAATTTCAAATCGCCGGTGACATTTGATGTCATGACAATTGTCACTGATGTTCCGGCCAACAAATCGGTGATCATTTCTTTCCAACTGATCAATGCACCAACTGATGCATCTTCTTCGAACATGCCTTCAACTGACAAAGTATATCCATACTCACCCGCGATATATTCTTTCGCGCCGGCTGAATCTTTGTTAGTTGTTTCGATCATGTCTTTAGTGATTGTAAAATCATTTGATGTCGCATTCGCGATCTTTGTGAGTGTTCCGCTAATGTCTTTGTAAATAGCGATTAATGTTCCATTGGTGATTCCGGTGGTTGCCATATTATTATTTTTTTATATTTTATTTTGTTTGAATTCCGGCTTTGTCTGCCATTGCTTTGATATATTTTTCAACTCTCATTGTAACACCGGCAATGAATGGGGCTTTGCCTTCATCATATGCGGGGCGCATAAATGGTTTGGCTGGTCCCGATCCGGTGTCATGGGTTTTCCTTGTTTGCTTTGATTTGTAATCCCTTTTTGCGGTTCCAAATTCTAACAAATGCGCATGAAAACCCTTGTAATTGCCATAAACCCGCGCACCAATTAATCTTGTTGATGGATATTTTCCGCGCGATGCTCTATTGATAAATCCAATTGATTTGCGCAAATTTCCGGTATTATCTTGAATTTTTGATTTTGCCAAGGTGATAAATATTTCACCCTCTAATTCAAGAAATTGACCCATTATTGCGGCCGGAACTTGCATGCGCCTAACCTCATCAATGACGATTTTATTTTTTTCATATGATATTTGGCCATTCTTATTCATTGAACCAATTCGGCTTGAATTTTCAAATACATATCGCGATCAATATTTGCGATGTTTATAATATTGAAATTTTTTGAATCCCAAACAATGCGGTGTTTCACCTGAACTGATGAATTGTATCTGATGGTGAATTGCACTGTTTGTTTGTGTTCCCTTCGGTCCGCATCAACACTTTCGCTTCCGGATTCCGCTTCTTGAATGCGGGTCCATGCGGTTGCATATTCGGACCATGATTGCAATTTTTCACCGGTGTTTGAATCAATGCTTTCTGAATAAGATTGCAAAGAAACCAATTGATCCATCAATCCGGCGTTCATGACAATACACTTATTTTATAAGCATCCAACAAATATTGAAACCCGAAATTCAATGGTGAATTCTGAACACCAACTGTGATGGCTTGGCGATTGTCATAATATTGACCAACCAATAACAATGCGGCATGCTTGATTGATGCGGGGCAAAGTTTGTCCGGATCAACACCACCGGTTCCCGCTGGTTCAAAACCTTCAGTCACCTCGATAATATATTTGATCAAATCATCAGTGACCGATGTTGGGGATGATTCGATGAATACATTGCGCGAAAACAATCCCATTGGATCAGTTGATGCAATCCAAGCATTGGAATCAAATTCGGTCAATGTTTGTGAACTATTCAAATAGTAAACCTTCAAAATAGCCAAAATGCGACTATTTAAGCGAAAATAATTTCCGGATGGTATATTTAGACCATTTATCGGATTAACCATCGCAGGTGCGCCGGTAAACCCATCAAATGCATATCGGGCCGTCGCTTTCCTGATGGAATAACCCAAATAAGCGGAACATGATTCGATTGCCATTGAAATCAAGTTGGTGATATATGCATCATCTGAACTTGATGTCACCCGCAAATGTTGCTTTGCCTCCGATAAGGAAACATAATCGGTTGCCGGATTGGCGAATGCGGTGTATCTTCTTGCAACAAACATTTTATTCTGCGTCTAATTCGGTTTCGGGATTGATCGGTTTCTTTTTGCTCAATTTTGGCTTTTCAATTATTTCTTCTTCAACGATTTCAATTGCGCCGGCCTCCAATAACAATTCGCATTGCTTGGAATCCATTTCAACAATTTCGCCCGCATTATAAGACAAATTGAATTTGCCGGTTGGGTTAATCAAAAATTTCACTTTCATGGCCCATGGGCGGTGCAATCAAGACCACCCATGGCATGCGGATAAACCCCCGCATGGGTTTTGATTTGTTGTTATTAAGCAACAATATCTTTACACACTGCGAATGCAGCGGGATTCAACAAGTTTGTGTCCAAATAAGCATTCAACACAACATTTGTCAAACCGGCGGTCGCACCTGAATAAGGATCAACAGTCAATTCCATTCCACCCCATGAAGCGATGGCCATTTTGCTGAAATCACCAAAGATCATTGCTGACAATGAAGATGAATTACCTTTAGTCAAAGTTGATGGAACCAAAGTTGTTGTTGCAACATTGTAACCATTCAAATCCGTTCCACCTGATGCCCAAATGAAGTTTCCTTCAACACCTGATGCCTGACGGCTTGTTGTTTGCAATTTGGCTTTAACCAATGGGTTTGTCAAATAAGCAACACCATTACCATTCGCATTTTCAACCGCTTTCATCAAATTTACAACATCAGCCCAAACCGGTGCAGCACCATTGGCATTTGTTCCATTTGATGTCGCGCCTCCGGCGTAAACAACATTCACATTGGCATTTGCAATAATACCGGTTGGCTCATTAGATCCACCACCTTTGATTGCAGCACTTTCCAATGATTGCGCCATTGCATTTAATAACCAATTACGAACATAACCATCAATTGAATTGCTTGATTGCAACATCAACTGATTTGAAACCTGAATATAGGCGGCCAATCTTTTTGGGCTAAATGTAATTTTGCTGAATGCTGGTGATTTTTCAGTTGCTGAACCATTTTCAGTATTCCAACCCGCTGATGGCAAAGTTGATGCAGTTGGCAAATCAAGATTTCCAACCAATCCACTAAGTTGTTGAACACCCAAACCATTTAACACAGTTTTTGGCAACAAAACATCGATGATTGATCCAACTGATGTTTGAACATTCACGCCACCTTCTGATCCACTTGATCCGCCGGTTGCGGTCATATCGCGCTTGAAAACTTCGGATGGGATTTTGATGCTATGTGCAGAAACACTCACACCACTTCTTTGGAATTCTTCGCCACCCATTGCACTGAATTCACCTTCAACACCTTCGCGACGGCCGGTGATGGCCATTTCCATTGCGCGCTTGAATGAATAATCTTTTGCCATGTTGCTTTTTTCCTTTTCTTCGCTGCGGCTGGCACTATGGCCGGCGGCTTGCGCTGCAAGGTTTTGCAATTTTTCAAGGGTTTCAACCTCTGATTTGATAGCACCTAAGCGGGCTTCAATTTCGGTCAATCGGCTTGTTTCTGAATCGGCCATTGAACGGGCTTCCTTTTCAATGGTTGTTTGCAAAGTTGCCAATTCACCAAGTAAACGGCCTCTTTCTTCTTTTAATGCTTTGATTTTATTCATGATTTTTAGTTTTTTTTATAAGTTAGTATATCGCGCGGATCTTTGGGGTGCCAGCATCAATGATTGGTGCAAAGGATGGAACACAATCATCGGTGGAACAAGAATATCAAGATTTCTATATGCGGACATTGATGGCATATGCGATCAATATCGAACAAGAATTTCAGCGCAAATTGTTAACCGAATATGACAAGTCGGTTTATTATTTCAAATTCAATTTCAATTCATTGCTAAGGGCCAGCGCAAATGATCGCGCCGATTTCTACAATAAAGGAATCCGCGGTGGTTGGTTGTCAAGAAATGAGGCCCGCGAATTCGAAGATGCAAATGGATTTGAAGGAGGCGACGAATATTTGATTGAAGCCAATTTGATGCCATCATCCAAAATGGATGCATTCATGGATGCGAAAATTGAACAACTAATGGCATCAGTCGATAAAACAAACAACCCAAGCGGCATCAATAATCAAACCAATTTATAATGAAACAAGAAAAAAGAACATTCACCGGCACTGTGCATGCAAGGGCCACCGGCGAAGGAATGCCAACCGAAATTGGCGGAATTGCCGCCGTTGTTAATTCGGTGACTGATTTGGGCATGTTCGAAGAAGTTATTTTGACCGGTGCATTTGATTATTGTTTAAGTGGCGAATATGATATTCGGTGTTTATTCAATCATGAATCGGAATTGATATTGGGCCGGACAAAGGCGAACACATGCAATGTTTTTGTCAATGCTGATGGAAATTTGGAATATACTTGGGTTCCTGATTATGAAAACCCAACCCATGTTTCAGTTGTTCGATCAATCATGCGCGGTGATATCACACAATCATCATTTGCATTTACAATCAAAGAACAAACATGGACCGATTCAACTAAATATGGAACAATGGGCAAAAGAACAATCAAAATGATTGATCAGTTGTTTGATGTTTCACCGGTAACTTATCCGGCCTATGAAGAAACCGAAGCCGATGCAAGGTCCATTATCGCAATGCGCGATCAGGATTTGGAAATCGAATCAGCAAAAAGAAGCAATGTCAGTGCCGACATTTTGAAATTGGCATTGGCGCGATATACTAACTTATAAAAAAAACTAAAAATCATGAATATCAACAAATGGAAATTTTTCACCTGATTTGCGATATCCTGACTTAATTCCATAATATGCGCAGCATCGAGCAAATGCCAATGATTTTGCAATATTTTGTGAATTTAAT